CTATGGATGATATTACAGCGCACGGCAACGTAGTGCGTTTTGCTATAGATGAGAGTTTCTTACGCGCCTATACTACTGCTCGCTTAGCAGCGTTAGAGAAGTTATTACAACTTGGTTTAATTGATGTACCAACTGCACAATCTATGGAGCAACTAAGCCCTATGGGAATCAAAGAAGGAGCTGTACAAAATGAAATTAACGTTTAGCGGCGTAGTACAGGCCGTAGATGCAGGCGAGCGCCGAGTTATCGCTGGCAAGATAGCACCCTACGATGGCGAAATAGGTTATACAAGTGCGGGCAAAGTAGTATTTAGTAAAGGATCAATTACTGCAGCTAACCCCGATAAAATTAAATTGTTAATGTCACACGATAATAGCCAACCTGTAGGGCGTATGATTTCGATACAGTCTGCAGAAGATGGCCTTTACGCTAGCTTTAAGATAAGTAGTAGCACACGCGGTAACGATGCAATTTTGCTAGCCCAGGAACAACTAATGGACGGCCTTTCCGTCGGGGTTGAAGTGACAGCCTCGGAGCCTAAAAAAGGTTATCTCCTGGTGACGGCGGCAACTTTGCGCGAGGTTTCGTTAGTCGAAGCTGCCGCCTTTCCAAGTGCCGCCGTGCAAAGTATTGCCGCTAGCGAAAGTGAAGCGGTAGATAAAAACCAACTAACCCAACCCGAAAGCGAGGCCGCTGTGACTACAGCCCCCGAAACTCCAACCGAGGATAGCACCGAGGCTGCACCTGTAGTAGAGGCAGCACGGCCAATTATCCGATCTAACCCGCTAGATTCCCAGCGAGTACGTACACCTATTACATCAATGGGCGCATACACAGAGCATAAGATTAAGGCAGCCCTCGGTAACGAGGATTCTAAACTTTATGTAACTGCAGCCGATGACAGTTTCTCAACAAACCCAGCTTTTAACCCAACTCAGTACCTAAGCGAGTTTCCAACTAATACACGTTTTGGCACACCATCTATAGATGCTTGCTCACGCGGCACTTTGCCAGCTAGCGGTATGACTATTAACGTGCCATCTTTGGTTACAAGTGCAGGCGGCCAGTCAGGCGTAGCACCTAGTGTAACTGTTGAGGCCGAAGCTGGAGCCGTACAAAATACAGGTATGGTTACAGAATATTTATCAGGCACAATTAACAAGTATTCAGGTATGAACACTCTTAGCATTGAATTACTAGAACGCTCTGATCCTAATTTCTACTCTGAATTAACACAGCAACTACAAAACGCCTACCTCAAAACCCTAGATACCACCGTAAATGCAGCACTCATAACTGCGGGTACTGTTGCTACAACTGCACAGGCAGCTACATCGGCTGGCATTATTGGTTATACCTCAGAGGCATCACGTTTGGTTTATGAGGCTACTGGCTACTTTGCTAACAATTACATCGCTAACGGCTCACAATGGCAGCTACTATTAGGCGCATCTGATACAACAGGCCGCCCTATTTACTCAGCTAGCCAGCCAATGAACGCAGGCGGGCTAACACAGCCTGGCTCTATTCGAGGTAATGTACTTGGCCTTGATCTCTATGTAGATAAGAACTTTGCAGCTAGCACTACTGTAGATGACTCAGCAATTATCCTTGCACCTGAGGCCTTTACTGTGTACCAATCCCCTACTGCATATATGTCAGTTAATGTCGTATCCAACTTACAGGTACAGGTAGCCATCTATGGCTATATGGCAACTATTGCCAAGATGCCTAAGGGTATTATCCGATTTAACTTCACCTAAGCAATAACTCAATAGTGGGTAGGGCATATTTAGCCCTTTGCCCTACTCACCTAACGTAAGGAGTACCGATATGGCCGCTACATATGTAACAGCCGCTACGCTTAAAGCTAGCCTCGGTGTCGGTACTCTTTACGATTCTTACAGCTGGATAGAGGACACCTGCCAGGCAGCCCAAGATTTAATTAACGGGTTTTTATGGTTTGATAACACGCCTGTAGTAGGCACAGCTTTAGTGTCCAATGTTGCTACAGTTATGTTAGCCAACCCTGGCATATTTACTACGGGCCAATCTGTAACTATCGCTGGGGCTGGTTCTACCTTTAACGGCACATACACCATTACGGCCACTATCCCCTTTAGCACAGGCAATAGCAATATCCTGCCAGCCTTTAATATGCAGCTCAACTACTGGCAATTTTCGCAGGGTTATAGCTTTATTCAATATGCCAAGACTGCATCGGATCAAAACTTTAGGCGCGTACTGCCATACGGCACGGCTACAGGCGATGATACAAAGACGGCCACCTATGCCAACACGCCCGCTATAAATGCTGCGGCCCTTATCCTGGCTGAGAATATATGGACTGCGCGCTTTAGCACACAAAACGGCGGCACAGGCATAGACGGATATAGCCCTAGCCCCTTTAAGATGAGCAACACTTTAATAGCCTCTATTAGGGGTTTGCTAGCCAACTATCTTAACCCTAGCGCGATGGTCGGCTAATGACTGCAGCCATAACTACGCTGCGAAGCACCATAGCTGCAGCCTTAGCTAGTGCGGCTTGGACTACCTCGGCTTATCCTTTAAGCACAGTTTTGGCTAACAGCGTGACTGTAGCTCCTGCCGATCCATATATCACACCTAGCAATAACTCACGGGCAACGATATCGCCGCTAGCAAACTTTAAGATTATTATGGTTGTACCTATGTTTGATAACCAGGCAAACTTTATAGGCATTGAGGATATGAGCGTAGCCGTATTTAATTTATTGGCCGCTAGCTCTATCGTATTTAACGTTAGTGCAGTATCTGCTCCTAGCGTGTTAAGTGTGGCTAGCGGTGACTTACTAACAGCCGATATTACTATCAACGTATTAACAGAGTGGAGCTAAAATGGCACTAACAGATGAAGAAAAAGCATTTTTAATCAAGATAGGCCAAGAATTGCCTGTTGAGGTTAAAGAAACCAAACCAAAAGAAACACTACAAGAAAAGGATGAGGCATAAGCGATGGCCGTTTATTTAAGTAATGGAGTAGTGGTAACGCTTAATAGTGTGGCCCTATCCGATCACGTTACAAGTGCGACAATTAACCGCAGTTTTGACGAGCTAGAAGTTACAGCTATGGGCGATACCGCACACAAGTTTGTAAAAGGCCTAGAGGCCAGCACTATCACGCTTGACTTTTTAAGCGACACAGCTGCCGCTAATGTCAATGCAACGCTGCAAGCTGCCTGGGGTACAACAGTTGCCCTTACGCTCAAGCAAACTAGCGCTGCTATTTCTGCAACTAACCCGCTATACAGCACTACAGTATTGGTAAATAACACTACAGACATTAACGGCGCAGTAGCCGATATTGCCACACAGTCCATTACCTTTACTTGTAACTCAGTAATTGCAATTTCTACAAGCTGACAATAAAGAAAAGGGGCTAAAACAATGGCACGACTAAAGATAACAAGGGCTGACGGGTCGGTATCTGAGCATCAGATAACCCCGCGTATTGAGTATGCCTTTGAGTTGTACGCTAAAAAAGGTTTTCATAAAGCCTTTAGAGATGATGAAAAGCAAAGTGATGTGTACTGGCTAGCTCACGAGTGCCTACGCACTAGAGGCGAAACCGTACCGATGTTTGGGGCAGAGTTTTTAGATACTTTGGTTAAGGTCGAGGTACTAGACGATAACCCTTTGGAGTAGTGGGGCGCGGTTCTTTTGGCTACCTGGTCGCACAGTTAGCAATAGAAACAGGCATCGCGCCCCAGTATCTCCTAGAGTTAGATAGCACAATGTTTGCCAATATGTTACAAGTATTAAAGGATCGAGCTAAGGAGATGCAAAATGCCAGTAGAGGTAAGAGGCGCTCTTGAACTCCGCAAAGCTATTAAAAAGTTTAGCCCTGATTTAGCAAAAGAAACTCGCAAAGAGTTAGCAAGTCTGTTAGCACCTATTGTTAAAACTGCTAGGGGCTTTATTCCAGGAGATGCCCCGTTATCAGGCTGGGGCAGAGCAGCTACAACTACAGGTAGATTTCCAATATGGGATAGCAAAGCTGCTAAAGGCGGCATAGGATATAAGACCTCACCATCTAAACCTAATAAGCAAGGCTTTAAGGCCCTAGCCCGTATTACTAACGTGAGCGCGGCAGGTACTATTTATGAAACTGCAGGCCGTGTTAATCCGCAAGGCCGCCCACAAAGTACAACAATTACTAAAAAGAAAAGTTATTACGAGTATAGCTACACTCGCAGCGGCACTAAAAAAGAATCAAGAAGCACTAACCCGCAGGCAGGTAAGCAATTTATAGATGCCATTAACTCCAATGGCGCAATAGTAGATGCCAATAATCAGACAGGGGCGGGGCGGCGCTCGCGCAAAATGAAGGGCCGTGCCATATTTAGAGCTTGGCACGATGACGGCGGCAAGACTAATGCCGCTGTACTTAAAGCTATAGAAAACTCTAAAATAAAGTTTTACAATGCTATGGGGGTTAAGTAATGGCGGCCCTTGATCCCAGCGTAGTAATAAATATAGCCGCTGAGTACACAGGTAAAAAGGCTTTTACACAGGCCGATAAGGCTACTCGGCAACTTAGCAAGAGCGTAAAAAACTTAGCTAAAGGGTTTGGGCTGGTTTTTGGCGTACAGGCTGCTAAGCAAGCTGTAAAGGCTTTTGCAGCCGATGACAAAGCCGCTAGAACATTATCTAAAACCCTAGATAATTTAGGCCTGGCCTTTGCCGATCCTGCTACTAAAGTATTTATAGCCGACCTTGAGCGCCAATACGCCGTACTTGATGACCAGCTCAGGCCAGCCTTTCAGAAACTCATTACCACTACAGGCGATTTTAAGAAATCACAGGATTTACTAAAGACAGCTTTAGATTTAAGTGCGATGAGTGGTATAGATGTAGTCAGCGTTACCGACGATTTATCAAAGGCTTACGCAGGTAACACTCGCGGCCTTATGAAATATGGGCTAGGCATATCTAAAGCTGAGCTAGCTACTATGGACTTTGACGAAATACTTACGCGGGTAGCAAAGGTAAGTAGCGGCCAGGCACAGTTAGCAGCCGATAGCCTTGAAGGATCAATGGCTAAACTATCGGTAGCTAGTGCTAATGCCGCTGAATCACTAGGTAAAGACCTAATACAAGCTCTTACTACTTTAGGCGGCGAAGGTGGACTACCTAAAACTTTGGGCCTTATTGAGTCTATAGCTAGTGCTATAGGTGATGCCATAGTGGGCTTTAGCCGTTTGATAGAGCAGATTAACATAATTACTAGCAGCGGTAGCCCTATAGAAATGGTCAAACGATTACAGGCTTTTAGTAAAAAATATAAAGCCGAGGATGCAGCTCAAAAAATAGACGAAAGTGGTTTTACAGGTTTTACCTCGCATAATTCTAAAGCAGCGGCAGATAAATTATCGGCAAAAGCACAAGCTGCAGCCCTAGCAGCTGCTAAAAAAGCTGCTAAAACTCAAGCCGATGCTGCAGCTAAAAAGGCCATAGCAGATAAAAAGTCTGCCGATTTATCTAAAGCCTCAGCCCAATTCGATTTAGAAAAGATATCAATAGCGGCTGCCCTTAAAGCTACATACGATAACGATACAAAGCTACGCCTATTGGCTATGCAGGCTATAGCAGATGAGGATGGCACAAAGGCTTTAAGTTATCTTAATCAATTAAAGATATTACAAGATAGCGTACAGGCAGCCAAACTAGCAGGCATAACTACAATTAGTAACGCATCACTAGAGGCACTTAATAGCCAGTTATTAAAAGAATTAGCTGCCATTGATGCCACTAAAATGTCAGAAGCAGATAAAAACGCTGCTAAAGATGCTGCCTTTGCCAAGTATAACGATGCTATAACAAAGCAAGGCGGCCTAGCCGTAGCTAATGAGTATTCAGAGCGCGCACAAATACAACTTACTTCTATAGCCAAACTAGCAGCTTTGCAAGGTTACGGGGCTGCCCTTGCAACACTTCACACGATTATGGTAAGTAATGAGCTAGCCATTGCTACAACACAATCAGCTAATGATCTAGCTAGGTATGAGGCATTAAAGGCATACATAGCCTTGCTAGGTGTTGCATATAATGCCGCTATCGCACTAGCACAAGCTAATGCCGCAGCCGCAGTTATTGTGCCTAAGGTGGTAATGCCCCCAGGTGAGTCTAGTGGTGGGGGTTTAGCTGGCAACGATAGAGGCGGTGGTCAAGGCACAGGCGGTAACGGCGCTATTTATGTAACCCCTAAAGTGCCTCACGGGGCATACGATCCTGGACCAGCTTTTGATTCTGCATCGGCGGCCTTAGCGGCGATATCATCAATATCTGACACAGGCGGCGGTGGCGGTGGCGGTGGCGGTGGCGATGCCATACTTAATTTTAACGCCCCTATTTACACTATCAGCGATGCAGAGTTTGCAGCCAATGTGCAAAAGGCTATACAAAATAATAACCGTTTTGGCAATAACCTAAACTATGCAGGCGCTATCTAATGACTATTCCAGTAGTTAATGCTTTTATTAACTTTAGTACGGGGCCTAGTTTTGGCCAGGCTCTTATATTGGATCAAGGCATATTAGATACTAATATCCTGGCTGACTCTGTTGCTATTATTGTGGATGTAAGCAACCAGATAAATAATATAAGTACCCAGCGAGGGCGCAACGCACAAGCCGATCAATTCCAAACGGGTAGCCTGTCCTTGCGTATTGTGGATCAAAACGGCGATTTTAACCCTCAAAATACAAATAGCCCTTACTACACATATTTAACACCAATGCGCAAAGTACAGATAACGGCTACCTATGGAGCAGTTACCTACCCTTTCTTTATGGGTTACATAACTAACTATAGCACTACTACCCCACAAAATGCTAACGATGTGGTTTATACCACGATAGAGGCCGTAGATGCTTTTAGACTGGCCCAAAATGCTCAGATAGCAACGGTGACAGGTGCAACGGCTGGGGATTTAAGCGGCACTCGCATTACCCAGCTGCTTGATGCTATCGCTTGGCCTAACTCTATGCGTGACATAGATGCAGGCCTGACTACTATGCAGGCCGACCCTGGCACTCAGCGCACGGCCCTTGCAGCTATGCAAACAGTAGAAACTAGCGAGTATGGGGCGCTCTATGTTGATGCCTCAGGCAGTTTCGTATTCCAAGATCGCACAGTAACGGCCTCATCGGTGACAGGTACACCCGTGTTGTTTAACGATAACGGCACACAAATTGCTTATTCTAATGCCGTGTGGGTGCTAAACGATGTTCTAGTCTATAACCAGGCCAATGTCACCCGAACAGGTGGCACGGTGCAAACGGCTAGTAACCAAGCCAGTATAGATAAATACTTTTTACACAGCTATAATCAACAAAACCTACTTATGCAAACCGATGCTACGGCTCTAGATTACGCCCAAGCCTATGTAGCTAGCAGGGCAGAAACCACCGTACGCTGCGATGCCATTACCCTTGACCTTTACACGGCTAACTACAACGCTGGCATTATCGCAGCCCTTGACCTTGACTATTTTGACCCTGTAACTATTACCACTACTCAGCCAGGAGCCTCAACTTTGACTAAAACGCTACAGGTGTTTGGTAAGGCTATGACAATTACGCCTAACTCCTTTCGCGTGACTATGACTACCCTTGAGCCAATAATTGACTCGTTTATCCTAGACAGCGCGCTTTACGGGCTTTTAGATACCAATGTACTATCCTACTAATATGATAAGGCGGTTACAGCTATGACATTTCAGAGCTTCACAACAGGGCAGGTTTTAACTGCCGCGCAGATGAACGCAATTTACGCTAGTACATATACGGCTAAGACCGATAATTACATATTTATTAGCGGAGATCAAGGCAACATATTCTCTATGAATAATGCTGCTACTAAACAATTTTCTATTCCAACAGATGCCACTTTTAACTTTGCAGTGGGCACAGAGATAAATGTATTTTGGATTACTGGAGCAGGCCAGCCAACAATAGGCGCAGTTACCCCAGGCACAACAACAGTCATTTCAACAGGTGCGACAAGTGCTACGCCTAAATTGCGTGTGGCTAACTCAGGTGCAACCTGTAAAAAACTGGCCGCTAACTCTTGGATAGTCTTTGGAGATATTTCGTAATGACTCCAATGCTGGGAATTATGTCATCGGCTGGATATCCGCGCACTTGTGATGTTGATTATTTAGTTGTTGCAGGCGGTGGTGGGGGGGGTAGAGAAATCGCAGGCGGTGGTGGAGCTGGCGGTTATCGCTCAAGCACACTAACAGCATTATCTACTGGCGTAAATTTTACTGTGACTATTGGAGCAGGTGGAGCTGGCAAAACTGGTTCGACGGGTAAAGGTGATAATGGCACAGATTCCATATTTAGCACAATAACTTCAACCGGTGGTGGAGCTGGAGGTGGTGCCACTACTGCGCCACAATCAGACGGACAAAATGGCGGTTCAGGTGGTGGAGCATCTCACCCAGGTGGCACAAGAGGTTCAGGTAACACTCCAATTACTTCCCCATCTCAATGTAATAATGGCGGTAGCAATACTTCAAATTACAACAATGGTGGAGCAGGCGGTGGCGGAGCCAGTGCAGTTGGTCAAGATGTACCTGCTACCAACACAGTTGGTGGAAATGGTGGAGCAGGTACGGCATCATCTATTAGCGGCTCGTCAATCACTTACGCAGGCGGGGGTGGGGGCGGAAGCCGATCCGTAGCAGGGGGAACTGGTGGAGCTGGCGGTGGTGGAGCTGGCTCAGTTGGAAGCGTCGCTGCTACAGCAGGTACGGCTAATCTTGGCGGTGGTGGTGGAGGAAATGGCACTGCGAACTCTGGGGGAAATGGTGGGTCGGGAGTAGTCATACTTAAATATTCCGACAAAAACACAATTACAATCGGCGCAGGCTTGACAGGTTCAACTGCAAGTGCAAGCGGTGGATATATTGTTACAACAATTACGGCTGGCACGGGAAATGTGTCGTGGGTATAATGGCACACTACGCATTTATTACAGATGGCATAGTCACAGAAGTTATTACTGGCATTGATGAAACCGAAATAATCGAAGGATTAGATACCGAAACTTGGTATGGCAATTTTAGAGGCCAACTATGCAAGCGTACAAGTTACAATAACAACATTAGATTTAACTATGCAGGCATTGGCTACACATACGATGAAGGCAGAGATGCTTTTATTGCGCCTAAATGTCACGATGAAGCGGTGCTGGATGAGGCAACTTGCAGATGGGTCTGCGCTAATGCAGCCCACAATCCAATCCTATAACGGCTGGCCTGCATCTAAGGATCAGGCCGAGATAGGCATTAAGTCTTATGCCATACCTGGCACAACTATTAAACTGCGATGCGCCGAGAAGGTAGCACCGCTTTTAATCGGTTTTGCAGCTGAGTTTCATAACTTAATAGAGCCGTTAGATGTAGGCAGCCTTGATGACTGGGGCTATTGCTACAGGATGGTGAGAGGCACAACCGATAAATTAAGCAACCACAGTAGCGGCACGGCCATCGATCTTAATGCGAGCAAGCATCCGCTAGGTCAGGTAGGTACTTTTGAGCTAGGCAAAGTACCAATGTTAAGGGCGCTGGCCAATAAGTACGGCTTAACCTGGGGTGGAGATTACAAGGGCCGCAAGGATGAGATGCACTACGAGATAAGCATTAACGAGGCCAAAGTGGCCGCGCTAATAACTCAACTAGGGCTAGAAAAGAGCGAGTAAATGAAAGAGCAACTAAAGGCCGCTGGCCTGTCTTACCTACGCGCAGCCTTATCGTGCGTGGGTGCGCTGTATCTATCAGGTATTAGCGACCCTAAAGTCTTAGCTAATGCTTTTATAGCTGGACTTATAGGCCCTGTTCTAAAGGCGATAGCGCCTAATGAAAAGCAACTAGGCATAGGCTCTAAGTAAGTGGGGGCGCAGGCGTGGATAGCTTTAATCTTGGGGGTTATGGCTATCCTGTCTGCCCTTTACGCAGCTTTGCGCTACTTGGTAAAATCCATACTAGCCGAGTTATTACCCGATAATAACGGGGGTCATAACCTGCGTGGCCGTGTAGATCGTATTGAGGCCCAGGTAGATAGGATTTATGAGCTACTAATAGAGGCCAAACTATCGCGCTAGCG